TCCGAGAAGAAGCGAAGGTTTTCTTCCTTGCCCTGCAGACGGTTGTCGCCGTATGTCGGCTTGCCGCGTAGCTGAACGGAAAGGTCGAAGGTGATGGTGTCGCCGGCGTCCGATTCCAGATCGGTAAGACGCTGGATCGCGTATTCGTCGCTTTCGCCGATGAACTTGCGGTCCCAGTAGCTCTTCGCGAATGTCGCGATGAAGAGGTTGCCGGACCACTTTTTCTGCGCCTTGGGATCACCAAAGCCGACGGTAACTGGGGCCATGAGTGCCAATCTCCTGAGTGAGGACAATCAGCACGTCTTGCGCAGTCACGCTCTAAATACTGGAAATAGCGTGTTGTTGCAATAACCGGCACATGATATTGAACCGGTGACTGCGCAAGAGGTGCAGCTTCTTCAACGGAGCTGCACTGATGACCGCGACAGCGCTGAAAAATCCCAAGCTTTTCTTCGACACAATCCGCGAGGACGGCGGCCTCTTTCGCGGCAGCATGTCGTCGTCGCAGGTTGCCGGCATCAATGCCATTCTGGCCGAGGACGCAAAGTTCAAGCAGGATCCTCGCTGGCTGGCCTATGAGCTTGCGACCGCGTTTCACGAGACGGCCCGCACGATGCAGCCAGTCCGCGAAACAAAAGCCGCGAACGACAACGCTGCCATCGCAATTCTTGATAAGGCTTTCGCAACGGGTCAATTGCCCTGGGTGAAAAGCCCTTATTGGCGCAAGGATGCTGACGGCAAGTCGTGGCTCGGCCGCGGCCTCGTCCAACTCACCCACAAGCGCAACTATGAAATTCTCGGCAAAGCTGTCGGTGCCGATCTCGTCGCCGATCCAGACCGCGCCATGGAAAGCCAGGTGGCGGTTGATATCATGTTCGTCGGCATGCGCGACGGGCTGTTCACCGGCAAGAGCCTCGCCGACTATTTCAACAGCAACAACACCGATTGGGTGAATGCCCGCCGCATCATCAACGGCGTCGAGAGTGCCGAGAAGGTCGCGGGCTATGCCAAGGCGTTCTACATGGCGCTGAAGAACGCGGCATGATCCAGAAGGCGCTCATCATCGCGTGCGCGCTGCTGCTGCTGGCTTCGGCCGGTGCCGGGCTTGTGGCCCACAGCCGCGGACAGACCATCGACACCCTGACGGCCGAAAAGGCTCTCGTCGACCGGAAGCTCTACGAGGCAAATGCCGATATCGACGTGTCCGAGGCCAACCACAATCGAATCGTCGCAGAGAAGGACGCGCTTCTCTCAACCGAACGGACCAAGGCCAAAGCCGAGCGCGACATCGCCGTCTTCATGGCTGGCATAAAAAAGGACATCCAAAATGCTCCGGATAGCACTGCGTGCATCGGCAGCGCTCCTTTTGGCGCTCTCCTCGACGGGCTGCATCTCTTCGAGCAACAACAGGGTGACGGTCAGCCGCGCGACGATCGAATACCAGGCGCAGGACAATCCGGAGAGCCAGTTGCAAAGCCCCGCACTCCCAAAGGTCCCATCAAAGAACGCATCGGATCGGGACCTCGCTGAGTTCGCACGCGTTTCATATGAAGGGCTTGCAAGCTGCAAGATCACGATCGACAGCTACAAGCAGTTTCGGCGAGCCACAGGGGGATTGCCTAAGTGAACTTCCTTGATTGGCTCAGCAGTGGGAAGGGCGAGATTGCGCTTGCAGGCATCGCAGGCTCCGCCGTGTCGGTGGCGATGGAATGGAACGGGATCGTTTCTGGCTTCCGTCGCCTGTTCGTCGGCGCAGTCACGGCCTACTTCATGGCACCTCTTGGCGTTCCCTTGTTTCAATGGGCGCTGGGGCATCTGGAAGTGCCTGGGGAACAAGCAGCCGGTGTCGGCGGTTTCATCATGGGAATCGGCGGGGTGATCATCATTGAAATCATCCTGAAGGCGTTCCGCCTGCGGAGCGCCGAGCTTGGCCAAGTGACGGACCGCAGACGGAGGCGCCGGCATGACGAAGCTTAGGCCAAGGCACATTACGGAAGCGGCAAAGCCGCAGGGGAGGGTGCTCGCCGTTGCCCTCCTCATCTGCGTAGTCTGGATCGCGATCGCGATGCACTAGGCCGCCGCCTTCTTCGGCCGCCGGTAGTTTTCAGGGTTGAGGATTTTTCGCGGCCCGCTCAGCAGCTCTTGAGCGCTGGGCGCTCCTTCCATGATGAGATCAGCCCATTCCTGCGCCAGCTCCTTGCGGCGTTGCAGGTAGAGCGATCGGTTATAGGCCGCTTCCACCTTATCCTTCGGCACGTGCGCGAGCATGAAATCGATGACTGCGCGGTCAGCGGGGAATCGTTCGTTCATGATGGTGCTGAAGGTCGAACGGAAGCCGTGGGGGACTTGGCGCTGATAGTAGCCAGCACGGTTCAGAAGGTAACCCAGCGCGTTCTCGCTCATCGGCTTCATGGGCTTTCGGGCGTTGGGGAATACGTAGGGCCCCCGGCCGGTCAGTTCCCGCAATACGCTGATGGTCTCGAGCGCCTGTTGCGACAGCGGGATGAAATGATCGCGGTTCTCGTCATCCTTGAATTTCTTCTTCAGCTTCATGCGCGCTGCCGGGATCGTCCAAACCGGGTCGTTGGGGTCAACCTCGTCGAACTCGCTCCACGGGGTAGTCGAGAATGGTCCTGGACGAGCTGCAGTGAGGGCTAGCAGGCGAATGCCTAGCTTCGTGATAGGGTGGGCGGGCGTGCTCTCGACCGCTCGCAGCATCTTCAGCGCTTCCTCGAGCTTGGTAATGGCCGGTTGCCGTCCCTTGGTCAGCGGCGCCATCGCCTGGGCGACGACGGCGGCAGGGTCCGAGCTGGCGCGGCCGGACGCGATCCCATAGACAAAGACCGCCGACATCCGCTGCCGCAGTCTGCGCGCCGTCTCCTTGGCGCCGCGCTGCTCGACCAGGCGCAACGTCGCCAGGACCAGTTGTTCATTGATGTCCCTGATCGGGAGCGAGCCGAGGGCAGGGAATATGTCACTCTCGAGCGAGCCGATGACGTCAGCCGAATGCCGCTCCGCCCACATGGGTACTTGGTGCTGATGCCATTCGCGGGCGATCACTTCGAACGTCTCGCCCGTACGCTGCTGCCCCACAAGCTTTTCGATCTTCTTCACGGTGCCGGGATGGCGTCCTTCTTTCAGCAGCCGCTTTGCATCATCGCGAGCGTTGCGCGCGTCGCTCAAGGACACATCCGGGTAGTTGCCTATGATGAGGGTTTGCTCTTTCCCATCGTAACGATAGCGGAGCCGCCAGACCTTCGCGCCGGCTGTCGTGACGAAAAGATAAAGACCACCGGTGTCGGCGATCCGGTAGGCCTTTTCCTTTTTTCCGGCTTTTCGGAGTTGAACGTCTGTAAGTCCAGCCATAGCGGCGTCTTGCCCCCTGAAACGCGATGCCCACACTTCGCCGAGAAGATGCCCGCAGAAATGCCCACAAATGCGTGGGCATAGGCGCTACTCGATGCGAATGTATGCGAACAGAGGACACCCAAAAAGCCCGGATATCAAGGGCTAAAGCGAAGATATGCAACGCTATGAGAAGGGGAATTGGCGGAAGAGGTGTCCGTCTACTTTGGCGCTCTAAAGGGTTGATTTTGCTGGGACGATTTGACTGGCATCGTTGTGGGTGCCCGCATCTATGCCCGCTTTTTCATTCGCTCGATTTATCGCGGTTCCGGCGAACGAAAAGCACTTCTGCTGGTAGAAGATAGCCGTTGTCAGAAGGTTTTTGAACTGGTGCATCGTCGGGTAGAGTGAGCCATTCTCATACCCAAGCTTCATGTTCTGAAGCACTAGCGGAGACAGGCACCCTTCACCCGGGTCAGGGTTCTCAGTCTTGAACCACCATTCATAAGCTCGGAAGGCGCTGAGGGCGGCGGTCATCTTCGCCACATCGTCGTTGTTCACCCAAGCATTTTCGCTCATAGCGCTTCTCCTTATGCCGCGTCCTGATGGCCTTCTTGCCAAGCCTGAATGTCGGACGCCCGCCAGCGAACGCAATTCGCGCCGAGCTGCTTGCCGCGAGGGAAGGTGCCTGCCTCGATCCAGCGATAGATGGTGCTCGGGTTCACCTGGGTGATTGCCCTGATATCCTTCAGGGTCAGATACGGATCAACGGGGACTTTGGAAAACTCGGACATTGAGACCTCCGGCCGCTCGATGTAGCTGGCCGCAATCAATCTGATTTGGGGGAATGGCGATGTGCTCGCCGTCGGTCTGTCCGCATCAGCAATATGCGATAGCATGCGAATGGATGCAAGCACGGTTGTTTAAAAAACAACTGAAAGCCTTCGTCGCATCTGTGGATTATCGTTCTTCCAGCGTCGCCAACCGCGCTTCGAGGTCATCAATGCGCCGCATCGCAGCCTCGTATAAGTCCCTCAGTTTGTTTCGGGGTGTGTCGCAATGGCACTCAGCGTCGTCGTTAAGCGCCCGGCTCCAGCAGCCGGGAACGAGAAATCGGCCGCCCGAAACGTTTTTGGCGCTAACCCAGTGGCAGGACTTCATGGGAAAGTCTCAAAGAGAATTTTATCGAGGGTAGGATGCTTGTCGACGCGCGGTCGCGACGGAGCGTTCCAAGACCGGCCTCGGACTTCGGCCACCTGTCGCCAGCCTGCGGCCCGCAATGAAGTTCCGGTCTCGGATGCGAGGATGTAGGTGCCGATCCGCCTGTAGCCCAGGGCAAATCCCGCTCGCGCTGCCGCACCATAAAGAAAGCTGCATGCGTTCTTAGTGCCGTCCGTCGCCAGCCGAGTTACTTCTAACGTCCACCCGTTGTCGCGAACGCGGGAAACGGGCCGGCCAACGATCACAACGCCGACGATGTCGTTGGCCTTCATGCAGCCAAGACTGAATTTGTGGCCCACTACCGGGTTGTGGTGCCGATGAAACATCGACACCCAATCATTGGCACTTTCCAGATCCATTGGAACGACAAAGAGTTCGCGGCTCACTCCTGCTCTCCGGTGACCCAAGAGAGGTCACGATCGATCCAGCGCACCAGTTCGACCTTTGCGTGGCCTGAAACGCCCTCACGGCGCTGGCCGGTGAATTCCTCGACGGCCGCTGAAGTCAGCAAGGCTATCTGGTGCCTATGCTTCAATACCTGCCGAACGAACAGTGTCCCATTGCGGATGTCGCGTTTCAGAGAAGGGCAGTGCTCTATGCAGGTGACCGCGCAGTCCTTATGCACCATCGGCTCGACCTGCATCACGCACATGCCGCCGCCGCCGCTGACTACTTCTCGTGCGTGAGACAGCGAAACCTTGGTGCGGCCCTTGAGTGGCTTGGCGCAAAGGTCGCAGAGATCCCACATGATTACTTCGCGCTGCCGGTTCATGTGAGGCTTGCCGAACACGGGTTTGCCAATTCCGCGACCCTCGGGCTCGCAGATCGATAAGCGGTTTGTATGGCGGCAGATGCCAACGGTCATCTGGCCCTGCTCGGACGTCCAGGAGGCAGCGTAGGGGACAGGAACCGCGCCGAAATTAATCATTTGTCGATTCATAGCTCCTCGCACTCCTTGATCGCTTGAGCGCGAGCCACGCCATATGGGCCTGCGTTCCATTTGCCAGGGCTGTGAACCGGCATCGTCCAAGCGCCGCATCGTTCACAAATATCGACCTCCGCGCTGCCGTAGCGCAGGGGGTAACGTTTGATCGTCCAGCCGCCGTAGCCGCCTTTGACGCGATCGCGGAGAGGGTGACGGCAGTCATTCATAGGCATGCTCCTCGGATAGCTTCCTTCTTTGCCTGGGCCATCGTTTCGATGCCCTCTGGCGAATACCCGTCGTATAGGTATCCGCCGTCCTTCCAGCGGACGCGGATGTAGAACTTGCGGTCCGGATAGTCGTGATCGCGCTCGATCTCGATGGTGGCGCCCTTGTGCGTGCCGCAGAAGTAGCCGCGGCGCTTTTCGATGATACGCATCACGGCGTCTCCTCTGCTGCCGGGGGCTCGCTTTGCCGTGCCGTCCAGCGTTCGACGGCTAGGAGAAGAAGGGCGTTCGCAGCTCCGTAGCCCATGTTTCGCCAAGGGCGATCCTCTAGGACAGCAAGCGCTTCGTGCGTGCTGAGCCCCCCTCGCTCCGCCAACCGGTTAAGGCTCTGGCTGTGATTTTTGATCGCCTGATCTTCGTGCGGTTCAAGCATCGCCCACGGGATCTGGACGCAGATCGAGGTTGAGCCGTGCTGCCTGATAACCCGGAAGACATCGTCAATCCGGTGATAGGAGAATAGTATCGGGAACATGCGCTGCTGGTAGCTCATCCTTCCGACCCCTCCGTAGATGCGGTGGAGAGGGCGTTGGCGATGATTATCTGCCACGCGGCCTTAATCTGGCCTTGCGTGGCGAGGTCGAGGCCTGTCAGCTCGTCGCCGTCATCGAAATGACCGATCACGTTGAAATCGCCGCGTGGGTCGAAGAGCCATTTCAGGAACCGCCGGTCGCGAAGGTCTGCGAAGATGGCCTCGACGGCTGCTAACGCTATAGCGTCCGAGTCAACCTGCTGCTCGGGCGACGATACGAGATCGGCGCGGACATACTCTACGGCCTCATCGCCCCACACGTTGTCCTGGCACCAGCAGCGGTCAGGCGCTCCGGCAGGCTCAAGCCAGATGCGTTCGTGCTCAGACATCGGCGCGGCCCTCTACCCTGTAAGCGAATGGAGCGGGAACGGCGTCGTCCTTTTTGAGGGGCACCTCGTCTTCGTCGACGAAGCTCTCTGGATCGTCTCCGGCGCATGAGGCATGGAGGTGGCCGCCCTCGCAATTCTCGTAGTAGACAGAATCGCCATCGTGCAGCACCTCATCACACGCGACACAACGCTCTGCATCTTTGTCACTTGCTCGGGCGGCGCGACGTATGGCAA